GGTGTTGTGTGTGTCGTGGCTGCCGTTATCGCGACGATCGGCTTGCCGGGAGGAGTGGCGCGATGATCGTCTCAAAGCAACAGATTGCCGACGCTGTGGCCCGCTGCCTGGCGCTGCACGGCGACCAGGAGGCCGCGATCGAGGCAGTAGCCCAGTCCATGCACCTGACTGTCGAGACGGTGCGGGAGTGCGTGGAAGGGGTGGTGGCATGAGCGCGCAGCAGCAATCCATCTCCGAAATCACCGAAGCCCAGGCGCTGTCGCTGGCTGACGAAATTTTCAGCCGCGTGCGATCGCTGGATGCGCTCAGGCGCCTGGCTGCGCGGGCCAATGCCCGGTACGACGCGGTGCGAAAAGCCCGCAAGCGACAGCGCAAATCAGGAAAACCCAATGACAACTGAACGGCACAGCCCCGAGTGGCTGATCAATAACTCCGACCGCGGGATTGCATTCGAGGTCGCCTGCGCATCCGCGCTGACTCGGCTACTGGCTGAAAACGCTGAGCTGCAGAAGCAGCTTGAGGCGATTGGCGCTGGCGGCGTCGGGCAGCTGATGGCGCATGAGCATGTCAAGCAGCCTGCCGCTGCAATGCTCACAGCCAGCGAGCGAGCAGTTGAGCGCGATGAGCTGCTGCAGGTCGCACTGAACTTCATCGAAACGCTTACTGGCATGCAACCGCCGCCGATTGAGATTGCACCACCTGAGGTTTTTGCGCCATTCCGGGATTTTGTGGACCGCATCCAGGCGGTCACAGACCGTCGGAATTCGCCGCTGCGCAAGCAGAAGCCGCCGACGGATCAGCAAATCGCATATGCGAAGCGATACGAATGGCTCAGATCCAGAGACTTGGATGCGATCGGATCTGGCGGCGCGTTTGCCGGTATGACGCCGGAGAACGTCGTACTCAATGACGTAGACCTGGATGCTGCGATTGATGCCGCCATGGAGCACGCCCACGGCATCGGCAAGGAAGGCGGTGCATCGTGATCGACCTGGCCGAGCTGCAGCGTCGCTTTCCGACGCACAAAATCCGCTCCCAGCCAGCTCCAGGCTGCAGGTGCAACGGCACCGGTGTGCGGCATGTCGCATCGCTCAACATTGACAGGCCCTGCCTGTGCGTGTGCATGAGCGCGCCAGCCCCAGGCGAAAAGGAGTACCGGGTCGAACTCGGTCGCGCGATGGTCTCAGCGGCAAAGCGCGCGCTAGACGATATGAAAGAGAAAGGCGGTGCAACATGACCACGACCGAAATCGAAGTTGGCAAGCCCTACAAGGTGGTCAGCCAGCGTAAGGGCACGTTCACCGGCATTGCCACCAGCGTGAATAACGAATGGGTAACGGTCCTGATCACCCGCGGCAAGGCGCAGGCGATGCTGTCCTACAACGAACGCGAGGCCGGTGAGGAAATCACCGTGCGCCGTTCGATGACCATCTTCACCTTGCAGGAAGGAGAGGCAGCATGAGCATGACAGTTCAACGACTGCACAAGCTGCTCGTCCAGCTGATCGAGCAGGGCCACGGCCGCAAGCCCGTTTGTGTCGACAAGGGATCGTTCTCGAGCCCGCTGGAAAACGATGGCGTCAGCGTGTTTGACCTCGAGACAGTCGACGGCCCGCGCTGGATCGAAGTGGCCGACGACGACGGCGGGACGAAGTGGCGCAAGGACGGCAGCGTATCCGGGCGCACCGTCGTAATACTGAAAGGCGGCGCCGCATGACAGAGATCCGTTTTTACCTGGATGCCCAGGAGTCACACATATGAACATCCAGCCCATCATTGTAAAAAAAGACGTCGCCGCTGCGATCGTTGCACTGTCTGAATCCACGATTGACAGCCTCGAAAAGGCCGGCAACTTCCCGCGCCGCAGGAAGATTTCCAACAGCAGCGTCGGCTACCTGGTGCGCGAACTGGAAGAGTGGGCTGAGTCCCGGCCGGTGTCCGACCTGCTTCCGGTGCCTGACAGCGGCTACGGCCGCGCCGGCAAGCCGAAGTGAAGGCTCGACAGAAGCCGGTCCAGTTTGCCCAGCCACAGCCTACGCTCCGCATCGTAGGAGTGCAGGTTGTAGACGCCGACGATGTGCTGGGGCATGTGCCCCATGATCGCCTCGGCAATTTCATCGGGGCAACCCAGGGACGCCAGCAGGGTCCGGCCCGTCCGGCGCAGGCTGTGCGGCGTCCAGCTCGTCACCGGGATCACTAGCCCATCGCCGTCCCGGCGCGCGACCTTCTCGCTGTACGGCTGCAGCGAGTAGATGTAGGTGCTGAAGAAGTGCTGGCTGTACTGCTTCACCTTGCCTTTTTGTACCGTCTCGAACAGCCATCCCGACTCCCCCACGGCACCCAGGCGGCGCTGCACCACTTCCAATGACCTGCCGATCAGGGGCACTCGCAGGTCTTCTGACTTCTCGAACCGGGCGTTTTTCGTCTGCGCTTTCGGGACCGTCCACCACCAGCCATCAGCTTCTTGCCTGATGTGCTCTGGCCTCATTCCAAAAATCTCGACCCCCCGCGCGCATGTCCACAGGTACATGACCACCGCATCCCGGCCGGTGTCGTGCATGTGCGGCAGCCATGCCAGCAGCTCGGCCACTTCATCCTGGCGCAGCACGCGCCGCTGCTGGCCCACATGCGTCCCACCGACAATCTTGCCTTTTGACTTGAGCCGGCCCTTCATCACGGCGCGCCACCAGTTCGGCACGTCGCCACTCAGGCGCCCGGCGTCGAGCGCGTAGTCCCAGGCCGCGCCGAGCAGCGCGCGCAGCTTCTGAGCTGCCGTGGGCCGATCCTTGCGGGCATCCAGGATGTCGAAAGCCTCCGATCGGGTCACCAGCGCGGCACGCATGTCCGCGAAGTCGGGCGACTCGTCCAGCAACCGCTGCAGCGCCCGGCGTGCAGCCTCGGCGCCCTCGGGTTTGCGTGAGGTCATCAGATGCCCGTCGACGTAGCCCTGCACCAGGTCGCGCACGGTGTAGGTTTTTGGGGCTGGTGTAGGTTTCTTGGCTTCTCGCCGTTGCGCGGCGGGATCTGCGCCGCCATTGCGCAAGGTGCGCAGCTCCTGCCAGGTTGCCGCGGCGCTTTGCACCGACATCGCTGGCCACTGGCCGATGGCCACCTGCTTGATCTTGCCTTCGACCGTCTTGTAGCGGTAGGTCCAGCTTTTGCGCGACGCGGACACGACCAGACGCAGGCCGCTACAGCCGTCGACAAGCATGTGCTCGCCCGGCTTGAGCAGCTTGGCTTTTCGTGCATCGAAGAACATGATCTACACTCCCTTCAATCCCCGCGCGGCGCTGAGCGCAGGGCCGGTTGCAGGCGGTGTAGAAAAGCTACACCAAAGCTACACCGGGACGATAAGTGTATTTGGTTTTGCTTGGGCTTCCTTGGGGTACAATTTAAACCAAGCACTTGAGAAAACGCCAAGATTTCAAGGGCTTACAGCCTAATCTACTGGAAAATCAGTAGGTTACAGAATGCGGGTGTAGTTCAATGGCAGAACGGCAGCTTCCCAAGCTTCATACGAGGGTTCGATTCCCTTCACCCGCTCCATCCAGCCATCTCACAACGTCGCAAGACGTCGCACAACCCGCT